GGCCGGGCTGAAAGTTATTCAGACCGCGCAGACCACCCAAGTATTAAGTGAGCCGATGAAGCTCGTTATGACGCTCACGCTTCAGAAAAAGATTGAGCATTTCAATAACCCGATGCTCAAGTGGATGATGAACAACGTTTCAGCGTTCACCGACCCCAACGGTTTTATCAAACCGAACAAGGCCAAGTCCACGGAAAAGATTGACGGCGTGACCGGCCTTATCAACGCCATGAGCCGGTTAGTCGCGAACCCGCAAGGCACCGGGGCGAACCCCTATGCGACGCGCGGCATATCGTTTATTTAACCTGTCACACGACGAGCATAAACAGTAGGTCTGCGGAAGGAGGGTAAATGGGTTTGCTACGTTACACCGCGCGAACGATTGGAAATGCGATTCGCGAATATCGTTCGAGCTTGGAAAACCCATCGACACCTCTTAGCTTCCCCGCCGAGTGGCTGTTAGATATTTTCAACGGTGGAAAAACCGACAGCGGCCTCCGCGTTAGCGAGATGACCGCGCTGCAGGTTTCCACTGTAACAGCGTGCGTGAACATTATAGGCAATGCACTCGCCTCGAACCCTTTGTATGTGTACGAGCGCGTAGTAAAGAAGGGGCGACTCGGAAAGCGCATAGCGTTCGACCATCCTTTGTTCGACTTGCTCCACTCGGAACCGAACCCCGAGATGACCGCCTCGACATGGCGCAAGACGATGCAAGCTCACGCCCTCTTGTGGGGCAATGCTTACACCGAGATTGAGCGCAACCTCAAGAACGAAATCGTTGCCCTGTGGCCTCGCAACCCGGCGCGAACACGTCCTCTGCGGCTGTTGCAAGCGACGACCATCGAGGGCACCTTATACAAAAAGGGCACTCTGGTATACGAGACGACCGAGGAGATGGGCGACTCGTCCATAGCGGATTCGGACTCTCAAGAAAACAAGCTCGGCGTGCGACGTATCATCCTTGCCGAGGACATGATTCATTTGCCCGGCCTGTCTCTCGACGGACGCCTCGGGCAGCCAACGATTCAACTCGCGCGACAGATTATCGGACTCGCGCTCGCCACTGAGAAGTACGGCGCAAAGTTTTTCGGCAATGGCGCTCGGCCCGCCGGTGTGTTGGAAATCCCCGGCACAATGGAGCCTATCGCTCTTGACAACCTCAAACGCTCGTGGGCTGAGTCTCACGGCGGCGAGAACGCTCACAAGACGGCGGTACTTGAGGCCGGGGTTAAGTATCAGAAAACCGGCGTAACTCCGAACGAGGGGCAGTTCTTAGAGACGCGCCTCTACCAACAGAACGATATTGCGCGCGTGTTCGGCGTACCTATTCACATGGTCGGCGACGCGGGCAAGTCAACCGGGCGCTCGACCGTTGAACAGTCCTCCATCGAGTTCGCTTTGTATTGTTTGGAACCGTGGCTAGTGACGTGGCAACACGAATTGAAGCGCAAGCTGTTTCCCAAGATGGGCCGCACCGCCGGACAGTTCTTTCCTAAGTTCGATATCCGCCGCTTGCTCTGGCCCGATGCTGAGAGCCGCTCCAAGCTCTACAACGGCGGCAAGCAATGGGGATATCTGAACACGAACGACATTCGCGAGTTCGAGGATTTGAACCCGATTGATGGCGTCGTCGGCGAAGCGTACCTCGTACAAGTCAATATGCAGAACGCCGAGACGTATCTCGACCCGGACAACGCGTTACCGGCGGGCGGTGCAGCACCAACCGAACCGACACCGGCGGAACCCAAGCCCGGCAAGAGCAAGACGGCAAAAGGCAAGTCGCCCAAGAGCAAGAAAGCGGAAAAGAAATGCGTCGAGGTTTATGCAAACGCATACGCCCCGATGTTCCGCGATGCCGTGGGCCGCGCAATAAACCGTACGAAATTGACGCAGGGGCGTTGCTGGCAAATATTCGCACCGGCCATGACCGGACTCGCTGAAGTAATTGCGGGCGAAAACGGTGTCGAATCCCGTGCCGCTATAGCTACCGAGCCAAAGGCCGCTGCAGCGGACGCGGACGACGCCGAAACAGCCGCCGTAAATAAGGCGCGGGCCGAGGCAAGAGCACTCGCGGAAGATTTTGATATCGAGATTACAAAATTTGTATCCGACTACGCTACCAAGATTTTTGAACGTACGGCGGAATGGAAAGCAGAAAACGCGGATGCAATCGCGGCGACCGAGTGCCGTAGTGCAATTCTCGCGGTTCTAAGAAAGGTTTACGCCGACCCAACGTTCGGCGAGGGCGAGGACGCGGAGGCCAGTGATGACGAATAACGTAGAGCTACGGTACATAAAGGCGAGCGAACTCCGCGCGGTCACTACTGACGGCGCGCTACACCTCACGGGCTATGCTGCTGTTTTCAATTCGGCAAGCGGTGAGGGAAACCTTGACGGGTTCCGCGAGCGCGTGAAGCCCGGCGCATTTACACAGAGTTTGAAAGACGGCGACGACGTTCGTTGCCTTTGGAATCACGACCAAAATTTCGTGCTAGGCCGCTCGCGAAACAGCAAGGGCACTCTCGAATTGAAAGAGGATTCGACCGGCTTGTGGTTTGATTGCACGCTACCCGAAACAGAAGTCGCTAAAGGTATCCACACATCCGTCGCGCGTGGCGACGTTGACCAATGCTCTTTCGCGTTCGTTTGTGTACGTGACAAATGGTCGGAAGAGGATAACGGCGACGGCACCTCGACGATATACCGCGACTTGCACGAGGTTCGGTTGCGAGATGTGTCCGCCGTAACTTATCCGGTTTACGAAGATACCTCGGTCAAGGCTCGCAACGCCGTCGAGGTTCCTGTCGAAATTCGTTCGCTCATCGAGCGCCGAAAGAAGGAGCAAGCTGTGGCAACCAAAATCGAAAAGCGTGCCGATGATGCGTCCCTCGAACAGAAAATGGGGCAGTTGTATTCCGCTCTTTCAAAGGCGGTCGGCGACAAGTTCGGATACGAGCAGAGTCCGTGGCCGCTGTACAACATTTGCGAGACGTACGACACGTACGTTATTTGCGCGAAATGGGACTCCGAGAACGGCCAAGAATTTATCAAGGTGCCTTACGAGTTCGACGGCGAGAACGTCAAGCTCGGCAAGCCCGAGGGTGTTACTCCCGAGACTCAATGGGTGACAGAACGTGCGCGCACGCGCTCGGCTGAACTACGCACGGCTCGTAAAGAGCTACGCGCGGCTGCCAAAGAGACTCGCGGCCCCGAGGGCGACGGTAAGACATTGACGAAAGTCGTGTCCGAAAACGAACCGGTTGCAACCGGCCAGAACGCCGATGCCGATGCCGCCGAGGACACCGTAAAGATTTCCGACGAGCACAAGGTTGCTCTTGCCAACGCGGCTGCAAAAACCGCGTCCGCTCACGCCGAATTGAAAACTGCGAAAGCGGCTGTCAAGTCCGCCAAGCTCGCCAAGCAAACCGCGATGGCCGAAGAGTCCGCGCTCAAGGAAACGGTTGGTGTTCGCGCCGTAGAAGTGAGCATGGCCTCGAACGACGACGAGGATTTGGAAGACGACGAGGATTTGGACTGCGAATACGATTGTGAGCACGACGTTGCAAACGCTATCGAGCGGTTCAAGAAAACGGCGGACGCAACGCCCGAAGCTAAAGAAATGGAATGGAACAAAATCGAAGCGGCTGCCAAGAAACTAGGCGTGTCGATTTCCGAGGATGACAAGCGCGCAATCATGCCGCAAATCACCACGGACTTGACGAACCGTTTCGAGATGCTCGACCGCATTGCAAAGTCCGGGCCGGTTGACCACGTATAACCCTGTCACACCCGGCAGGGATTTATGGACAAGTTTTTATTCGCATAGGGCGGCGCTCTGTGCGGAGCCAACGAGGCGCGGCGCGCTAAGTGGGCAGGCCCGTGTACGAGCTTAACAATTCGTGCACACGCCCAAGAGGAATCGAGTGCTTTGCACCGACCACCTCAACGGTGAGTACCGCTAAGGAATAACTGAAATGTCTAAGTTGAAAGAACTCCGAGAACAGCGCGCCAAAGCACACGCCGACGCTGTTGCGATTCTGAAGAAAGAAACCATCACCGCCGACGACCGCACCGCGTTCGACAAGGCGATGGCTGAAGTTGACGTGATGGGCGCGGATATTGAGCGCATCGTTCGGTCCGAGAAAGTTGCTGCGGAAATCGCGGCGGTTCCTCTGGCCGGTGCCGAAGTTCGCACCACGGCAAACACCAAGGAAGCTCGCGAAATCCGACACAAGGAAGTCATCGCTGACTATCTGCGTGGCGGCCTCGTGGGGATGAGCGCCGAAAATCGGTCCGTCCTCATGTCCGAGTACCGCGACCAAGCCGCCGGAACACAGACGGTTACTGCGTCCGCCGGTGCAGCGGGTGGGTACTTTGTTCCCGCCGGGTTCGTGTACGAAGTCGAACAGGCGACCAAGTATTTCTGCCCACTGATTGACGGTGGTGTTGTGCGAGTCATCGAGACCGCGAGCGGACAGGTTCTGCCTTTCCCGACCGGTAACGACACCGCGAACCAAGCTGCCGTGCTGGCCGAGAACGTGGCCGACACCGAGCTTGACGTTGCCATCGGTTCGATTTCTTTCCACGCATACAAGTACCGCACCGGCCTCGTTCGAGTGTCCCTCGAATTGATGCAGGACAGCGCGTTCAACATCGAGTCTTACCTCGCGCAGCGTTTCGCCGAGCGTTTGGGCCGTGGCTACGAAGCCGCGTTCACGAATGGTTCCGGCGTCAATCAGCCTACGGGCTTCTTGACCGCCATCGCGGCTTCCGGCGCATCACCGGTTATCGCGAAAGGTTCCGCCGTTAACGATGGTTCCGCCAACACCGGCGCAAATTCCATCGGCTACGCCGACCTCGTGAACCTCGAACACAGCATCGACCCGTCTTACCGCCGGGGCGCGAAGTACATGTTCCACGACCAAACCTTGAGCTTCCTCAAGACGTTGCTGGACAAGTTCGGTCGCCCTCTGTGGACACCGGGTATCAAGGACAACGAACCGGACACGCTGAACGGCTATCAGTACGTCATCAATCAGAGCATGCCTCAGATTGGCGCGAGCAACGTAACGGTTGCTTTCGGCGACTGGAGCAAGTTCGTGATTCGTAAGGTGAAGGATTTGCAAGTCCTGCGCCTCGACGAACGGTATGCCGAATTCGGACAGGTTGCCTACATCGGTTTCTCGCGTGTGGACAGCAACCTCGTTGACGCCGGTATGCACCCACTCAACACCCTGCAACAGCACTCGTAAGCCAACAGCGGCCTTAACAGCCGCGTAGTAAGTGAGAGGGGCCGGTCTCTAAAACCGGCCCTTCCTCTTGTTTTACCTTGAGGTGCTATGTGCTCGTAAAGATTACTGCGGGTGTCGGTGTCGGTCAAATCGTTGACCTATTCCCACACGTCGCACACGCTCGCATCAACGGCGGTACAGCGGTCGCAATAGATGCCAAGACAGCCGAGGCGCTGTCGAGGCCGGTCGTCGAATCAAGCATGGTACAGCGCGCGACCGAGACAGCCGCAAGAATTTTGCAACGATTCAATAATAAGCCCGTGGTTGCTCCCGCGCGCTTGCGCAAGATGCGTTCCGAGGCGTTCGCCGAGGGATGGGTAACAAGCTAATCCGGCACGCCGGGTTTGTGGAGATACTGTGGCCGGTCTCATCGTAGAAAAACAGCCCGCAGCCGAACCGGTGTCTCTATCGGTAATGAAGGGATTTCTTCGCGTCTCAATCGCGGACGATGACGAACTCATCGGTATTTTGACGACAGCGGCTCGCGAGGCGTGCGAGGCTTTCACTGGACGTTCATTCGTTCAGAAGGGCTACAAGTTATTGCTCGACGCGTTTCCGTATTTCACGGACACAGCGCAAGGGCAGCAAGCATACCCGCCCGCCTATTACGCGTACCCGCGTTACAGTACTACGCTGTGGAACTACTCGCAGATGATAAAGCTCTTTGCGCCGCCGGTCGTTACGGTTGACCGCATTTCGTATATCGGTACCGACGGACAGTTCAGAGACTTACTCCCCGGTAAACCGTTGTGGTATCCGGGTAATGTGTACAAGCTCGGCGAGCAAATAACCGACCCGAACCAAAACGTTCAGACCGTTACGGTGGCCGGTACGTCTAGCGAATCGTTGCCGACGTTTGCGACCGTATCGGGCGCGAATACCAACGACGGAAGTAC